GAATAGCGCTTGCCTTGCTGCGCCGATGCTTCGATTTCGCTATCGTGGCAGGATCACAAGCGATCAGCGGCGAAATCGCCGATGCCGCTCTATCGCGGCTAGGTGTAGACGGTGATGGATTAACGGACGAGGATCATCGTTATCTGAAAACCTTGGCCGATCTTGGCGGCACGGCTGGGGCCGAGACTATCGCCGCGACAATGGGCGACGATATCGACAACGTAACAGACGTCATCGAGCCATTCCTGATCCAAGCCGGCTTTGTGCAACGCACGGCGCGGGGCCGGATGCTTAGCGAGAAGATGCTAGGCAAATACATCAAGGGCATTAGCTTCGCTGCGAAATAGCTATTGCGTAACCCCTGACGAGTATGCATCTATTAGAACCACAGGAGGATGATGATGGCAAGCATTTATCCAACGCCCGAAGCATGGGAATACTTCATGAAGCACAAAGACGATATCCGTGGGGTAATAGAAGATTATTGCCCATCCCCACAAATGCAAAGTATGGCCGGTCCAAGCCAAATGGATCAGCGTTATACTTTAGCGGATTTTGATGCAGCGGTCGAGAGCAAGGATACGAGTACCCTTTGCTCGATTATGAATGATGCTTGGCTACGCGCGCCGGAAAGTCGAAACGTCTATTCTGTTCCCGGCTTTACGCAGATGTGCAATTTGCTGGATTGCACGGTAGACGGATTTTTTGGGGATGAGGAAGAACCTGCCACCTGATGATGACCCTTGAGCAAGGTCGAAACTGCCCGACTTGGAGGATCGGGCATTCGTGGTAGCTTAGGAGTACCACATACTCGAAACTTAGGAGACCTACATGAGTGAAGGCATCCCGGCTGGCGCGGCGAAGCTGGCCTCACTACACGGCGTTACGCTGATCGAGAGGGAGGATGATTTCCTTTGTACTTCAGACAAACTCTCGGGGCAGGAATTCGAAGGGGCTACTCCTGCATCGGCTTTGAATGCGGCGCTCAAGGCTTTGGGCGTAGAGGATCGTTTCGATCCATCGCTCAAGGTTCCTTCTGCTGATCTTCCTGGCCCTACCAAGGCGCAAGCCAAGGCAGCGGAAAAGGCGATCGGTCACGCACCAGGGAATACCCCGAAGCCCAAGGCCAAGGCGAAGGAAAAACCCCTTACCAAATCGGAGCAAGCTGCCTTGCGTGCTGCTACTGAGCGTGCGATCGAGCAAGAAAGTGGCGAAGTTGTCGATCTCGCGGCCAAGCGAGCGGAGAAGAAATCCAAGCCAGTTACAAAGGGCAAGCCGCAAGCCGAAGCTGCGCCAGCGGCGAAGCCGGAACCTGCTGCCAAACCGAAGGAGAAGAAGGCTGCGGCGCCAAAGACCCCCAAGGTCAAGGCGGCCAAGAAGGAACGGCTCGACGGCCCCGACAATGGCAATGGCCGCAGGCGCGGTACGCGGTGGTTCTTGAAAGAGATCGTGCTGAAGGACCCGGCCCTCGGCAATGACGATATCCTCGCGCAACTGGCCAAGCAGGGGATCAAATCCACCGCGCCATCGGTGGGTTCGATCCGCCTCGATTTCATGGCGACACTACGCGCAGCGAAGGGGATCAACAAGCTCACCGATCAGGTAGCCAAGCGCGTACCCGATGCCAAGGCCAATGCGCGCAAATCCACCGCCGTACTCAAGACCATCAACGAGATCATCATCGAGCATCCCGATTACGATCTCAATCAGATCAAGGAGGCGTTGAAGGGGAAGGTCGATAAGGCCGTGTTGCAGACTACGGGTGTGGCTGGCCTATCGGCAACACGGGCGGCGATCATCGAATCGCTTACCGTGATGCGGGAAGGAAAGGCGCTGCGATGAATGAAGCACATCAGAAAGCCAAAGCGCGTAATCTTCACCACCTCTACCGTGATCGAGGTTATCGCTTTGCCGATCGTGATCCTGTGATGATCGAAGTTACCGAGATCATCACCAACAGTACCTTGTCGCTTAAGCAGATCGAGACGAAAAGCGGGGTATGTGTTAGTACGATGAAAAAATGGATGGATGGCACGACAAGAAGGCCATTGAACATCACCATCGACTTCGTGCTGCGCGTGCTCGGCTATCGGCGAGGTATCACGCCGCTAAATTAAAGCCAAGACCCTTTTGCCGGGCAGGGTTCTAATTGCCCGGCTTTTTTCTTTTGGAGGCTACTGTGAGCGAAGGGTTCTCAGCCGTTACTATGCCCGGAAATGAACTACACGCAACGAATAAGCCGACAACCAGAACTCGCGTGATCAAGGAGATTAGGCTAACTTTATCTCTGGCCGAAATTGAGAAGGCGGTCTCGGAGTACCTAACCAAGTATTACACTGAATTCGGCAACATGAAAGCTCAGCTTAATTTCGCGGGAGATACTAATCTCCACTGCAATTGCATCGCAATGCACGAAGAGCAACAAACGTAACCTACTTCTAAAATGAAGACCGACGGCGAAATTTTGGAAATGGAAGGTGGTCTAAAATGAAAGATCAAAAAATTTCTATTATAACCCCTGAGCCACCCGAAGGAGGATGGAAAATAGGAGATACAATAAACTTCCAAATTTCCAGAGATGGGGGTGAGTTTGTTGAAATGCCTGTTCGCGTAATTAGCTTCAATCAAGATTTCATGATCTTGGAGAATGTAGCGACAGGGACTACGTGGAAACAACCCCGAACTTATGAACCAGAAAAACGGATAATTACGAAAGAAGATACTGATAAATTGATCACCATTTCAAAACCTAAGGGAGAAAGCTAATGAGCAATGAATACATGGCAGTCGGCATCGTTACCTGCACCACGCGCGACGGCAAGGTTATTGAAAGCCGCACGATCCGCGAAGAGACTAAGCAGATTGCGCTCAAGGTTAGGGGCGAAGTGTGGCGCGAAATGCACGCAGCCCATCCCGACAGCTACATCTTCACTAACTGGCTCTCAAGCGAGGATGTAAAGGGACATCGCGAGCGGATCGAGCGATGAGGTTATTTATCGAAGCCGTAACTATAATGGCCGTTCTTTTCCTTATCTGGTTCTACTTCGTAGCAACGGGAGTAGATTGATGCAGAAGATAATTTATCCAGGTACACCAATTCCTCATCGATTTATTGACGAACTAGAAGGCAGTCCAAACGATTTCAGCGGTACCGCAAAAGACTGGGAACGTCGCATCTTTCTCAACGCATCCCATTACGTCGTGATTGCCTATCCTGGCGTCGATCACGGCTCCCGCTTCAATGAGGATCGACTGCGGATCGAATACAAGGATTTCAATCGGGCTCTGAGACGGGCCCGTCACTTTTCCCGATCGCTGATCTATGGCGTAACCGCAAATGGTCGCAGCGATCTCTTAGCTCGATCGCGGTGGGAGGAATACGAGAACGATTGGAAGCGCGCCATCAACGCGGGAGGGCCGGGAAGATGAGACTGCTGCTTAAATACTCAATTATGATAACGTGGTTCACATTTTGCTTTTTAATGGGCTGGGCAGCTATCTACTTCTTCCTAGCTAAACCACTATTCGTGAACCTTCCTTAGATCGCTCTATAGTAATGACCCCATCAAAAGCACCGCGATCAAGACTAGTATGGTCAACGAGATAAACGCAGCGATCAAGATCAAGCGCTCGATCACGGAGAACTTCGATAAGATCGTCGATACCCTGCTGTGATAAGAACTTGGTGGGTTCATCGATCACCTCAAGATTGGTGGTGATCCCAGCACGGGCTAGTAATACTTCACTCAGCGCAAACGTCACCGCAAGTTGAAGTCTTTGTTGCTGCCCGCCAGAGAATGATTCCCACTTGATCGGCTCGGGTTGATCGGGCGGATGGATGAAGGTGACAAAGCCATAAGAAGTAACGCCGGATTTAAGTTCACGATCGGTGGCAAAGCTAATCTTCCAATCGATGAGCCCTAGCGCCTCCGTATGACGATTGGCGGCGATCTCGATCTCAAGCAAGGTATCGTCGATCAAGTTTAAGCGGATTTCTCGATAGGCTTGCATCCAATAGCGCAGCGTATCCGCACGCCATTGAAACTGCTCCGCAAGCTCGCGCTGATCCTTGGCTTGCTGCTCGGCTGCCTTCAGGCGCTCGCGCATGCCCTTGATCGCCGCGCTATGCGGATTGGAGAGATTTCTAGCTTCCTTCAGCGCCTTCTCATCATAGGACAATTGTGTCTGCAAGCGATCGTGCTCGCGTTGCCAGATCTCGAGTTCGCGACGATCCTGCTCGCTAATTAATCGGGTCGATCTAAGTTCCGTTTCCTGATCCTTGATATCCTTTTGAATACGAGTTATCCGCTGTTGCACTAAGCGCAGATCGGCATCAAGAACGTCTAGTTCATAATTAGCACCGCTAATCAGCTTTTCATTTTCCTTCATTTTGTCTGCGGTATGCCTTTTATCTACTTTCTGCCCACACTCAGGGCAGATTGTCGGAGATCCTTTATACTTAACGCCAACGTCTTTCAGCGCTGCCAATTGAGTAGTTATCGTAGTAAACCTACGCGTTACTTCTGCTTCCTGCTTAACTAGCGGCGTGAGCGACGATCGCAAGCGCTCGATCGCATCCTCCATCTTGCGTAGATCGATCGGCTTGGACTGGGCTGCCTTTTTATCTCCGTGATCGCCAATTGCATCTTCGCTATTAGAGACGTTACGCTCAGCCGCCTTGATCAGATTATCTTTGCGCCGAGAAAATTCGGCATCCTTCTGCTTCTCATTTTCAATTTCCTCATCAAGCGCGGCAACCCGACCATCGGCATTCTCTGCCTGATATAAATGCTCGGATGCGGTGCGCTCGGCGGCACCGGCTTTCTTGCCGGCTAATTCAGCCGCGCTCAGCCATAGGTTCAGATCAAGCATGTCGGTGAACATGCGCGATTGATCCTCGGCCCGCAGATCGAGGAAGAGATCGCCTTTCTGCCCGATCAGCATAGTTCTGCGGAGGTTATCCTCGCTCATGCCCAGCACGCGGCTTAATTGCGCCTGCTCGACGACTTCACCGTTGAGCGTGAGACTATTCGGACGCCGAGTACGTGTTAGTTTAATATCGTGCGGGGCACCAAAGTAAAGCGTGACGGATACTTTGCCTTTGCCTTCCCACGGCTCGACAGCGGCACCAGGGCGATTGTCGCCGATCGTGCGACCAGTCCATGCCCAAAAGAACGCATCCCAAAGCGTACTCTTACCTACGCCGTTCGATCCCTGCTCGGGCTCGGCGAGATTATTGCCCCGAATATAATAGAGCCCCGCCTTGGCAGAAATGTCGAAACGGTGTTTACCCGAAAAGCATTTGAAGTTCTCTAACTCGATCCAATAGAAAATCATTGAACCCTAACTTCTTCGCTATCGGGGTCTGTTTTATAAATACGGATCAATTGATTTTCTAACTTTATCGCATCTTCCTCATTTACACAGGTAAACAAGAGAGTGATTTGATTAGTATTTCTAGTGATGGTCGTCACAAGTTCCCCTCTACCCTCTTCACGAGTTATGTGAGTAGTTTTCATATCACCTCCTGCAATACTTCAAAGCCAATCTCCATAGATGCTTTACTCACCCTCTCGCGCCGGCCATAGCGACGCACTAAGGAAGCAGGATCGATCCGCTTGAATTCTTCGGGCTCATCCTCGCGCTTAGCAGCATCAAGCAGGATATTTTCAGGCCCGACAAGTTCCATGCCCCTGCGTTGCACGAGATCGCGGATCTCCTTCTTCATCGCATTCCATTCGGGCTGCTCACTGCGCAGCAACCGCACCCTTACCTTAATGGCGTCACCCCGCTTGCACTGGCGCAATTCCTTTTCGAGATCGGTGATCGTTCGCACTGTCAGAACATGCTTTGAAGGGCACGGAAAAGCAACATCCCTAGCCCTACCAGCATTATCCAAAATAATGCAACGAGGATTATAGGTATCCCCAAATCGCGTCCGATAAGGTGCCCCAACGTATTCGACAGGCCCGGCTTTCTGGGGCACGTGTATATCGCCGGCGTATATTTTCGCTTTCGTACCGGCGAAGATAGATGTGGGAATACCCGAGAGTCGCGTTCCGTTTTCACTGAGGCACCCCTCGAATGTGGCGTGGGCCATCAAGTAATCATATTGAGAGAAATCAAATCCCTTCCAATCCTTTTCCCAATCGGTAGTAGCAGGTAAAAAAAGCCATTCCGATCCATCTATTTTATACGATTGAGGTTCAGCGACAAATCTTACATTTGGCAGCATATCGACAAATTCAAAGAAGGGCCAATCCCGAGACAGATAATCATGGTTGCCCATATTTATATATACATCAGCTTCACGACCTAAATCTCTTAGCTGATCGGCGAGACGATTGACGACTACTGCACTGTGTCGATCCTTGGCATCGCACATATCGCCGCCACAGATCACCGCTTCAGCTTTATACTCAGCGGCTTGCTCCATCAGCCAAGGAATGAGGCCCCAGCGCGCAGCGTCGCCGGGCTTGTCATTCCAATGAGGATCGCTGAAAAGTATTACGCTCATATCGTCGGGCGCTCGATTATCCGCTTCGGCGGGAGTCCTTTCCAGCCCGGCAGCGAGGTAGCAATCTCCAATGCATATTCTGTATTCAAATAATAAAAATATTCCATCCGTACACGAAACACTCCTTTAGATTCTACTTTAGGATATTTGATGCCCCACTCATCTGATTCTACTTTGCCCTGAGGATTGCCTTCTTCATCGATCCAGAACCATTCATACGCAAAAATGTAAGGAATTCCTCCGTGCTTAAAATGAAATGCATTTCCTTTTGGTTCGTGATCCATCGTTCCAATCACTTGCCCAAGCTGATTAAGAACTCGCATCGCTAACCCACCTTTCATACGTCGATACTATCCTCGTGCCGTGCAGCGTTGTATCTACGCAAGCCATCGCGCAGGGCTCGATTGTCGGTGCAGAGCGTCGGGATGCCATTCACATCGTATGTGATATCGATATCGGGATCGAAGGCCGCAAGCTGCATCACTTCATTGCGCCGGATGTACCAGCGATCCCGCTTGCGGCCATGCCAGCCAGCCAGGATCAAGCCCGGCACCACGCCGATATCCTGGCGGATATGTTCATCGCAGCGCGCCGCGAACTCACGCAGCTTGCGATTGAAGGCGGGCGTCATCCGATGATCGAATTGATTGAGGGTGCCGGTAAAGGCCCTGAACATATGCCAATCGCTCGATCCCGTGAGATCCCAATCGATCAGCCGGCCGATCCCCTGCAAGGCGCTCTTCCTGATCGCCACCGAATAGCCGGGATGAGCCCTCACATCCACCTTCTCGCCCGGTTTAGGCTTGAAAGCCTGCGTCGTCGCGCCATAGGAAGCGGCCTGCACGCTATCCCCACTTAACCACGCCGCAGAGAAGGAACGATCCACCATATCGCCGCGCTCATTGGCGATCTGATTGCCGCGCGGATCGAGATCGACCGACGTAGTCCACGTCTGCCCGATGCGGTGAAGCTGCAACATATCGACGGTTAGCTCGGCCCAATCATCACGAGTATGCGTGATATCGGTATCCTGCCAGCACAGATAGCGCGCATCCTCCGGCTGATGGCCAAGCCCATAATTCAGCAAAGACCACGAGATCCAATGCTCATGTTCGGGTACGCCACGCAATTGGAATAGCTGCACATGCTTTAAGCGTGGATCGTCGGGGCTGAGTTCGTAAGGCCGTTCACCAATTGTGTGCTCGACGATCGTGACTTTCACGCCTCGAGTATCAAGCAAGCGCTCAGCCCATTTATAAAGCAACGACAATCGCGTATGCTGCCGATCGATGAGGGGATCTGGCCGGTGATTGTAATACGCACCAACCACATGCAGCAGTGGCATCATGCGAGCACTTCCCCTTCTTCGCCTAATGCAGCGCGCAATTCATTGATCCCTGGAATATGCGGTAGCAGGAGTGATGTATTCTGCCCACCACGTACCAGATATTGCTCCACCAGATCGGCTTGATCATCGAGCCGGCTGCGATCGATATGGAGAAAATCCGTCAAGGCGGCAAGGCGCTCGAAGCGTAAATAAATTGGCCCTTGATAGAGATCTTCATAGGTGATCGCATAACACCGCATCAGCTTGCGGTGCATCCGCGTTACATTGAGCTTCTTGCGCTCGGCGATCTCATGCTTGCGCACGAGATAATCGATATCGAGCGGCTTCAGCCGACGCTCCCCTTTGATCACCTTTGGAAACACCGTTTCCGCGTCGGGCGGATACCACGTGCCCTCGGCTTCGGCCACGCCTTTGGATACGAGCCTTGCCACGGCATCACGGCGCAGTAGATGGATGTGCCGATATTGATTGCGATCGGCCGCCAGCGCCAAAGCGGCATTGAAATCGTTTTCGAACCATTCATAAACATGCTTGATCAGCAGCCGCCTCGCACAGATCTGATGCAGCGCTGCCGGATCTTTGAACTTGAGCCAATCACGATACACTTTCGAGAATTGTCGCGGCTGCGCCAGATTGAAATTAAAGGGCTCATGCTCGGCGCTCGGATGATCGGAAAGCGCGCAGAGCAGATTGAATAAGTTGGTGCCTCCAGTACGCTGCAATGTCCACAAAATAAAAGGTGAACTCATCGGGGCTACTCGGCGAAAGGTCAGAGGGCTAGTCATCGTGGCCACGCAGTCGGTGTGTCGGAGAAACAACTTTTTCCAGGCAATCAAAAAGATATACTTCCGCTCTTCTAGCAAAATGGTGTAAGGTAGCCAGATGATGCGTATGCTTAGCCGATAACGCATAATCCGGATGCTTGAGCCCGAAGCCGAAACTCGAGGTGCCTTGCTCTGTAGTAATCAAGATAATTGGATAATTATTTTGCTTGGCGATCAGCAAGGGCTCGCGCCCACTATCCTTGCAATCGTGACAAAGCTTACGCCAGAATTCGATTAATACTCCAGATCCCTTTAGTAATCCGCCCTGAATATCGAGGCTTTTATAATACTTGCACTCCAATACAAACTTCTTTATCAGCCAATCTCCTTCAGGATCAACAGAGCAGATATCCCCCATTTGAGATTTATTCATCCGACCACCCTTTTTGGCAATCGTGGCGCGGCCTCCTGAAAGTGAGGTTCGCCAAAATAAATCATCTCGCTTACCTTCCGTCATCCATCGAGAGAAAGTTTTACATACTAATCTCTCAAATTCTGCCCCCTTCGCAGATGAACCACCCGTTCGCATTAAAGATGCTTCCAAGAATTGCCCAATTTTATATCTCGTACTAAAGATCTAGTAACACCAACTAAATTACCAATAGCTTGTTGAGAAAGCCCAGAATTTTTAAGTAGGTATTTTATCTTTTTAGCTTCTTTTTCTGTGATCTTCGAATTCCCGTTTTTTGAACCCCGTAACAATGGAGGTTTAAACCACGTCCCGTGCCTCATAGCATCTTGGAGATTTTCTACTTGTGTTCCCCACTTCAAATTTTTATAGTAATTATCAAAGCCGTTTCCATTATCATGCAAGACATTTGGCTGATTACTTGGATTAGGAACAAACGCAATTGCAACTAACCTGTGTACTGATTTTCTATCTTTTTTATTATCTACCCAAAGATCAGCAAAAAAATGTCTATCACCGAATAATGAAATAAACTTCCCGGTACGATCATTTCGCACATTTCCCCAATTTGAAATCGAATAAATTCCTTCATACCCTTCAATCGATTTCCAACGCTCGCCGCTACGCACTTTTAGTTATCCCCGCTTTGCACAGGCTTATCCACAGCTACTCATCCAATCTAGCATACTTAGACTTTTCGGGAAGGAAGCTCGTCTCGATCTCACCCCAAGCTTTAGTAACAGCATCGTGAAGATCGTCTACGGCATTGCGATAATCTTCACCTCTCAACATCTCCAATGATTTGAAAAATTTTGCCGGATCATTACCTAGCAATTTTTCCCGATTTGAATCCTTCAGCCAATTGATGCATGCCGTCACATCATCGATCCCGAAGCCGAAGAGTATATCAAATGTCGCTTCCCGAAAGGGCAGCCCCACTTTCAGCTTTGTGCATCGTGCTCTGATCTGTACACCAGTAGGACGTTCAATCTTTTCTTGCTGCTTCACCAACGTCTTGATTTTGGAAAGCCAGATCGTTTGCGAGGAATAAAAATCCAGTGCTTTACCACCGGCACGGAATTTTGTCGTGCCGAAAGTAACGCCGATCTTTGAACGTACCTGATTTATAATCATCAAATGTAAACGGGTGCGCTCAATATCCCCTGCTAATTTGCGGAATATCTCGCTCATCTTGCGAGCCTTTACCGCAGGCGGAGCAGCTTTAGTAATATCACGATCCTGCTCAGCCTCATCCGAACAAGCATCCAATGAGTCTAGAGCGTATAACCCCGGCTGCTTGGATCTTGTCAACTCATCGAGAACTTTATCCAGATCTCGAAAGAAATCTTCCACTGTATCTATCTTCTTGAAATCTACCCGCTCAACAGGCATGCCGAGAGCTTCGGCATAGCTAAGATCAAAAGCGGCTTCTGACTCGCGGTAGTAGATTTTTCCTTTTGGAAAGCGGCGAATGAAATTATTGCAGGCTTCTATTGCGAGTAGAGTTTTGCCCGTCGCCTCATCGCCTACTATATTGCCAATCCTTCCTAATGCCCAACCGCCGCCAATCGCTCGATCGAGGATGTGGCAGCCGCTAGAGAAGAATTCCACATCTTCGCTTTGCGTAGCAAAGAAATTAGTAGGCGGGGATTTCTCCCCGCCATTGGCTTTCTCCATCCGTTCGCGTGGCATGATTTAACGGCGCCTTTCATCCCGATCACGATCCCGCCCACTGCGCCGCTCGCTCATATCGCGAAGCCGATCTCGCGTAGCCGATGAAACATCGCCTTCTTCATCATTGTCAGGCGGCGGGTCTCGATCGCGTGAGCGTCGGGTATCACGATCATCATCCCGAGAGGGTCGCCGATCATCGTCTCGATCTCGATCCCGGCCTCGGCCGTCATCATCACGGCCATTGCCTCGCCCCCGGCTGTCGCGATCACGCTCATGCTCACGACCGGGTTCATCGTCACGCGCTGTGCCGCGAGCGGAGCGGTTGTCGCGATCGTCATCGCGATCCCTGCCTCTGCCGCGATCATCGCCGTTGCGATCATCTAACCGCTCCCGTGGCCGCCTTTCCTCACGCGCCTCGCCCCGTTCCGGAATGGCATCATCCAATTCATCGCGCAGCGAGCGGCCCTTGGGCTCATCGTCACGATCGCGGCTCATCCGCTCACGCGGGCGACGGCGACCTTCCGGTTCCTTATCGAGATCCTTATCCATCCGCTCGGCTTGGCCGCTGAATACCTTTTCGAGATATTCGGCATCGTAAATCGTCAGCACCTTATCGAGCGGATTATCATCGGCGTAATCCCACCACCGATCATACTTGTCCGGATCATCGGAAAGCGGCGAGGCATCACGGCTGATCTTGTAGCCGCTATAACGCGTATTCAAACGCTGGCCTTCGCGCATGAATTCCAGATCGAAGCCATCATCCGGATCATCCATGTGGATCACCCGGCCCATGCGATCAATCAGTAGGCCGGAAATATTCTTGTCAGCCGTAGGCGAGATATCCCAAAGCTGCGGGCCTTCACGTTCGGCATCGCGATCGACGATCCAGGCGATCCATCGCGTTTTCGCTCGAAGTTCCTTGGCATCCTCTTCCGAGAAATTAGTGCGTTGTTCGCAGATCGGGCAGCGGCCCATGCCCATCTTCTCGGGGCACACGTAAGACGATTCGTCTGGGCCGATATTCTCATGGCGGAAGTAACGGAATAGCGGGCTATCCTTCTTGCCGAAGGTGCCGGGAATAAAGCGTACCGTATTGAAGCCCTCGCGCGGCTTGAACGCTTTATACTTCTCATCCCACAGACTATCGTAACCGCCTACCGATTGCGTGGCGTGGCGCTGGATTTCTTCCGCCGATCGCGGGTTGTACTCACGGCGACCCCGATCACGGTCGCGAGCAGAATCACGGTCGCGAGCAGAATCACGGCGGGGTTCATCGTCGCGATCCCGATCTCTTCCCCTACGCTCATCACGATCGCGATCACGCCCACGATCATCATCACGATCGCGATCCCTGGAACGAGTATCACGATCGTCATCGCGATAAGGCCGATCTCTTTCGCCGTCACGGTCACGATCTCGCGAGCGCGTTTCCCGATCATCGTCTCGATCCCTTCCCCGGCCTCGGTCATCATAATCGTCGCGGCTGCGAGCCATTGGTTCCCTCACTGCTCAGAATTGCAAGAAGATTTACTTATCCCGCCTTGTAAGGCGTGCCCCTTTTCGATATTGATACATAAACTGGCAAACCCCGCTTGAGCATATCCTGACAAACCTCCTTCAATAAAGCTGCTTGAAGAGTATCAGAACGCACGCAAATCTCAACTGTGAGCCAAGTTTCAGAAGATGCGATTATTGCATCTTCAAATACAGCCAATGCATCCATTAATCGCGATCCGGTCTACGCCGATGCCGATCCACGCCTACAGCTTCAGCTTCACGGGCTCGGTGATATTCCTCGGAGCGGCGATCCACCGCATCCCGGCGAGTTACCGAATTGTTTTGATAGTAGCCGGCAATCCATAGATTGGCCAATTCACGCAAGCCAAACCCGCGCGCATGGAAATCCTCGCGCAATGCCGCGCCCTGGCCAGCCAAGCGATCCCATTCCTGATAGCGCTCCTGCGCATCGAGGTAGTCGGGATCGGCGACAACCATATTGGCGATCTGCGTTTCCGGGGGCTTCTTCTCGGTGTTGCGCTCCAATTGATCGCGAATACGCAGATCAATCTTGCCGCGCAGGCTGTCGCGCTCATTCTTGGCTTCATCCCGCGAGGATACGGCCGATGAATAAAGCCGGCCGGCTTCATGATAGAGTTCCGGCTGATGCACCAATTCATCATCGAGCGAATTCTTATCGATCTTGATGTTCTTGGCCAATTCCTCGTAGCGATCACGCCACTTGGCCATATAATCTACTTTGGCTACTTCAATCCGTTCACGGGGCATTGGATTTCTCCCGTGGCCAATTAGTAGGAATTGATCTATGTATCAAATGCTTTTGACAAAGAGAGCAAAGATTAAAGGGCCCAGGAGCGGAAAGTTCCCGCGTTTCATTAAGTATACGAACAGTGATTTCGTTCTTTCCATCTAATAATGCATCGCAACCATCACAAAAATACTTTATTGCCATCAGAACGGCCTCCCTTGGAATATGATCTTGCCGATCGCTCGCAGCACAGGCGTTAAGCCATCGGCCGGATTGAAAGGTTCACTGAAAGCATCGATGATTCTATACAATTCCTCAGCCTGCTTAATATCTACCCGATCGCCTAGCATGGCTTTAGTACAATAATCGCGTACTACGTGACGGATGCTCTCGGCCCCGATCTCCTTCAGGCCAGAAAGTATATGGCTTATTTCCTTCCAATCCCTGCCCTTCACCAAGGCTTGGGCTAGCTCGTAGGATTCCGTGCCAGCCTCGGCGGAGCGTAAGAGCTTGGCGGCATCTTCGCGGCTTTCCACATCGGCACAGGCAGCGAGAAAGCTGATCGCCTGTCGCGGCGAGCCGTGCGCTTCGCGGGCACAAAGCGCGATCACTTCTCGATTGCAGGAGAAATCTTCCTTCTCGGCGATCCAATCTAGGAGATCCGCGATATCCTCCTGATGCACCGCTTTAAGCGTATAAGCCGTGCAGCGAGTGCGTAAGGTGTCCGGAACACGTAGGGGTTCCGTAGTGCAAAAGACCCAAAAGAGATAATCACGGGCCTCCTCGATCTCCTTGAGTAATGCATCCCAGGCTTGGCGCGAGAGGCGGTGACACTCATCTACTATGATCCCTTTTTTGGTTCCTCCAAGGGGGCGGTATTGGAGGGTGACTTTGAGCGTTCGCATGTCATCCACACCCGACAGCGTTGCCCCGTCGTATTCCAAGATGTCGCCGCGCTCGATATCACAACCCACTTCTCCAAGCGCGATCCGAGCCAAAGTGGTTTTTCCCACGCCAGAGGGGCCGGTAAAGAGCAGGGCATGGCTCAAACCTCGATCGATGGCGGATTGCAGGGATTTAACAATGTCGCGCTGGCCGATAACGTCGCCCCATTTTTTTGGGCGGTAACGGGTAATCAAAGTTTCTCTACTTTCAGACATTTTTAGATATGCTCTTAAATCCGATTACTTTTATCTCTTGAAATGGAATGCTCCAACTATCTTCAAGATCGTGGTACATGAGTTCAAGTTTTATCCTGCTACGCTCATTTCGAAGAGAGGAGTGAATTAACTTTGCTCTAAGAGGTTGCCCAGCATCGGCATTCCAAATATCACCATCTATATACATTTGAAGCCTCAATTAAAAAGTATATGTGCGATCATCAACTGCCGCTCCAATTCCTCGATCCTGGCATAGAGTTCTTTCGTGTGCTCGGCGCCCTCGGTGATGATCGTCGATAGATGATCGCGCAAGGCTCGATTATCGCTGACGCTCTCGGTTACTTGTTCCGCCAGTGCAGCGTGCTCAGCCTTGAGCGTTTCATAGGTACAGCGAGATACGAAAGGCCAGCGCAATTCAGGCCGCCATCCGCTTAGGCCAATCAAGCCACTGATCGCTTGCATAAGTACCAACCTCTTTCGCCGAATACCAATCCTTGCCCATACTCATTTCAACCGTTATCGGCACATTCACAAAGGGCAGGTTCACATCCAGCATTCTATCAATTATTACTTCCGCATATTCATCAACGCGATTTTCTGGAAGTATGAAGGTTAAATCATCGTGTATATTAAGTACAGGCTGCAAATACCAATCATCACGCTTTTCCGCAAGTTCGCTGATCGTGCTCATCGCATTCATTACTATTTCGGCGGTAGTACCTTGGATCGGCTCATTGATATACTCATTAAATGTAAGCGGATAACGCCGACGATGATGGCCGGTCAATGTTTCTACGTAACCGTGCTTATCATAAAACTTTGTCATATCATCGTGCCAATCGGCAACGCCGTGGAAGATCCGCCAAAATTCTTCCCTCTCTGGCTTGAGAACATCTTCATCGATACCTAATTCTGCGGCCACTCGTGCCAAGCTCGCGCCGAAACAAAGCGGAAATACCCATTCATTCTTTACCTTGTTGCGGTAATGGCCAAAGATCGCTGCATCAATCAGATCGGCCCCTTTCTTACTTCCCGACAGAAATTGATGCATCGGCTCCTTGATCCAATTCGGATAGCGCTTGGCGATGCGCAGAGCCCAATCCTTATGTACGTCATAACGCTCCCAAAGCATCTGCACAACAGTTTTATCTCGGCTGGCCATCCCCAGCACACGGAATTCGATCTGGCCATAATCGAAGGGTGCAACTACTTCTCCCTTCTTAGCCGGCCTTACTTGCTTTCGTATCTCCTTGGCTTCCTTATCCCGCTTGATCTGGTTCTGAAGGTTCGGATCTTCACTGGAAAGTCTGTCGGTAGAAGTGAATACCGTATTAAAGATGCAGTGTAAATTCCCATCAGGATATAATCGGCCACGGGAGTTCTCCACTGAAGGAGGTTCATAAGGATCGATGTAGGTACTCTTTACCTTTGTCGCATGGCGCCATTCGACGGTGAGATCGCAGGCCGGATGGCCAACCTCTTCCAATACTTCCGCCTCGGTGGAATAGCTGCCATCCTCCTTGCGACCGATCTTTGTACCCAGCACATCTTTGAGCAGGATCGTTACATCATCGGCCGAGCCCGGCTTATAAGGTTCACGCTTTGGCTTGATCCGCTCCACTTCCTTGATCGCGGATAGTGAAAACAGTTTGTTCTCAATTTCAGTAATCCGTGCCGAATATTTTTCACTTAGATCGGCGGTTACGCTGCGCGCGACAGGCACTCCCTTTAGCTGCGTCAATACGCAAGTCGGAATGCGGCGCAGCTTAGTGTCGTAACCATCGAGCAAGCCCTGCTCATCGAGAAGATCTTCCTGTACTTCGCACAGAGCGCGATGGTATTTGGCATCGGGGCCGTTATACTCAAGCACCTTGCCGACAGGCTCCTTATCGAGATTGTTCTTATCGAGACTGTCGAAGAGAATTTTCAAGTTAAAGCCAAAGTGCTGATGCACCAAGAATTCCAGGCTCAATGGCCCAGGGTTCATCTTCTTGGTGAAGCGCTCATCCAGCGCCGATGCCTGCGACATAGTATCTTCCCACAGGCCAGCACGGAGTATATCCCAGCCAAATTGATGAGCGTGCCACTCGGCTTCAAAGGCGTAGTTATGCGCGGCCTTGCGCGAACGGGATGTGAGATACTTGATATAGGCTTGCTGGATCGAAGCCTTCTGCGATTGCGACCAGCCCGCTTGCGGATGATCCCAAGCAAAGGCGAGCGTATCTTCCAAGCCGAGCGAGATCGCCACGGTGAGGATCTTACTGTCGGGCCAGTACGGCCGAAGCTTTTTAGTTTCGAGATCGAGCCCCGACAGCTTGGATCGAGCGGCACGATCGAGGAAATCCATCACCAGATTGAAATCGGCATCGCCCTTCTTGCCTGAAGCGGTTATAACACCCTTTGAAGCATCCTTGGGATCATGGGGGCGCGGATCGGGCAAGCGATCCCAAACCGCAAAAATATGATCGATATCCCGTTCCCAGGCTAGCTCATCGTTGCTCTTCTGCTCACGGCCCCGACGATCCTGTTGCCGCTGCCGCAGCAAGCCAGCCGGATGCGCCGCCGCATAGAACCAACAATCGTGGGAACCGATCCGTGCGGCGAACAATCGACCGCGCACAATATACATCTTGGCGGTGTTGAAACCTGTCAGCCATTGGAACGGGGTTAAGCCAAGCCCAACGATTACTCGTGGCCTAACGAGTTCCACATCGCTGACTATCCGACTACGGCAACAATTGTGTACTGCCAACCCATTTGCTATATAAGATCCGCTATCTGTTTCGAGGTTATATACATGCCCAGAAAAATTCGTTTCTTTGATCGATACGATCTCATCGATCTCTACGTCAATCAAGGAAAAGGACTTCGCGATCTCGAAAAAATTATCGGAACTAATTCTTCCCTCATCAAAGCTTGGCTCGTCGAAAATGGAGTAAAAATCCGCACTCTCTATGAACAGCGAGATCTCTCGGGAGCTATGTTTTGGAAGCCTTCGACTGATATAATTACAAGATATCTCTCGGGGGAAAGCTTGGAAGAAATCAGCCGATCCGAAAAGGTTATGACTACTACTATTAAATCCTTTCTCATACGCAATAACATCACTCCCCGAAATAGATCTGAAAGTATGATCACTTGGTACAACACTCACTCCGTCATTGAAAGAAAAATCAGATGTAGGCACGGAGACTACGTCCGTTCTCACATCAAGGGAGCAATCACTGCGGAAAAAAATCGGAGTAAGACTGGGGCTTGGGAAGAAATTTTTACCAGCTTCCTGCGCCGAAAAGGTGTTCGGCCCGGTCCTCAAAAAGCTGTCGGTCCTTATAACGTCGATATATCCCTCTTTCCCGTCGCCGTGGAAATCGAAGCTGCTGGACCTTGTCCGGTCAATCTTAAAAACTTTGCTAAAAGAACTAAATATATCATCGATCAAGGTTGGTTCGTGATTTATATTTGGCACACCTCCGCCAATCCTATTTCGCCCGCTGCTGCGGATAAGGTGATCTCCTACTTTGATGCCCTTCGCAGGGGTCGTGCCTTTTTCCGTGAATACCGGGTGATTAGGGGTAACGGAGAGGAAGTTTCCCCTCATAGTTTCAAACGTTATCAAAGGCCCATTATACCACCGACGATATAACTTTCGAATACCTCCCACAGGCTCAACTAAAGAACCTTCTATTATACATTCGATCTCAATATGCTCAGGCTTACGGTTACCAGGCGGCCGGCAATTTATCGCGTTGTTGACCCGGATCTTATCCCGCATATTGCGTGGCACACGCGACCACAGCAGATCACCAGATGCGCCGACAAATTGCTTATCCTGCTCATCCTCTTTACTATTATGTACAAAAATTCCATTAACCGCAAAATTGTGGTATTTCTCTACCTCCATATCATACACTGCTTGCATTCCAATAAATTCAATTTTTGTTATTACGTGATTTTCTGGAAAGGCATGCTCTGGAAACTTCTTTTCAAACTCTACCTTCAATCTTTCATCAGACCAACCTAGCCATTCCTGCCTTCCTCGAAAAGACCTAAGCCAATATCCCGGATCTTTGTACTTATTTTTCACTGTTTCCGATCTAGCGGGATTAGTAGCCAAAATTTGCTTTATGCGCTCTTCATAAGCTTCCGGATCAGATAAGTGCGTTTTTAGCTTTTCGCTTTGCCCTTTTCTGTATATTGGAGATTGCATAGCCCTCTTATGAGCGCGACGAGCCTTCGCAGAATGCATAGGATTAGAACGTAGGGTATGCAATCGTGCATGGCTTTCAGTAGTTTCTAAAAGAATATTACCCCACGTATCGTTTAACTTATTTTCATCGTCGTGATGGCACTCCTCTCCCTTCTTTAATTTTCTGCCCTCTTTGAATTCCAACAAAAATCTAGCTTCTCTATACATTTCATCGTGAGAAATTCCTACGTGATATCGACCAGTGACCAAATTAGAATGAAAAGGTTGTATACTGTGACCTTTTTGCAACCCTTGATCGATTGATAAATATCCCCCCTTTTTATTTATGCCTTTGAAGGGGTCTTTGAATGAAGGTTCCTTAAGTAGAAAAGGATGATTAGAGGTAACAATTAAAGAGTCTTCTAAATAAACTTTCTGCATCCCCTCAGCGTAACTCCATTTATAAGTGACCTTATACGCCTTCTTTATCCCAGTCTTCCAAACTTTTGTAACCAATCCTAATACTAACTTATTATTCCTCCGATCAAAAGAGTAGACATAAAACCCTTTTTTACCTACTAGATCTTTAATAGGAATTCCATCCGGGAATTTTGATTTATCCCGGAAAGCAGTGGCGATTAATGATTCCCCGCCTATACATCCCGGCGCCTCGCCAATGAACATAATCTCGGCGCTTTTTGGGCCGGAGGGCAGCATTTTCGGCGATCTCAAATCGGTCGCCGAATTAAGCGGGCATACTTGGCAACCAAGCTGGTGTAAGAGTTTTAGCGATGGGCCTTTTGATGAGGCCCAGCCCTTGGAAGCTTTAGTGCCGCCGCCGCTTGCGAAGAACCCCATGTTTACCCCAACCCCGCTCCCACATGATCAGATTGCAAGCCGCTTCTTCCCAAAGCCGGCATGCCGCACCAAACAACCCGCAGAAGATCGGGAAGAAAGCTATAGCCAATAAGACTTGCTCAAGCTCGCTCATCGTCGCCGATCCGCCGTTTGGATTAGCATGTAATAATTCTCCGGCCCACGCATCACCAAGGCGTCCTGGCTGATAAACATCTCAGTACGATTGTCCACGCCTCGCTTGATTAGTGCCGGATCGAACCAAGAACTGACTTCTTCATGATCCCCCTTCAAGCGGATCGCATCACGAATTTCACCGTAATCCACCGCCTTGGCATATAGACGCAGCACATTTTCATCATCGATCGACACTTCGCACGGCTCGCCCGGTATGTGCTCGATCACCACGCTCACCCGCTCGATCGCCATCTTGAATCGATTGGGAATTTCCACCAAGCGATCGGGATTAGGAACTACTTCATCGATCTTCTCAGCAAAATCCTCCGGCCTCGGCACATCCACGAGGCGGCCATAGAGCTTCACCCCCTCATCGAGCAGCGCCATCACACAATCATCCTCCACCAGCATCGAGCCCTTGGATTTGCAGATGGCGATCAGTTGTCGGCAAAATTCCTCGGGGATGCAGCAGCGCTTGGCATTGTAATGCTGCGGCAGATCTAACCTCGCCCACGCGATCGTGGAATTGTCGGTGGAATAGAGATCCAGCCATTCCTCATCGCGATAGCTCGGCTCGAATGTCACGCCAAGCGTATCAGGCACGCTAACATTCTGACCTACACAGATCAGCATATCGCTGAGGATCGAAACGAAATCCTTATCGACGGCGAAAGCATCGCGCTCATCGTATTTGGGGAATTGCCAGATAATCCGCTTGGGATCGAGCAGGGCCAAGTTGGCGCGGGCATTACCGCAGCGCAGCACCATCTCGCTATTGCGCTCGCCCTCGATCAATTCCACTTCCTTGGCTGCGCTCTTTTCGAGTATGCCGAGCAACAAACGGCCCTGCAATCCACCGCTGAAGTCTGTCTTGAAAGGTACTTCGATCCCGATCTTATCATCATAGGCAATAATGCTATCGCCCGTAAACCAGTAGTGTGTCATTTCGAGGATAAGTTCTTTTGACGCCAAAGCAGGCTTGGCAATGTTCAAAGCCTTGAGAAACGCGATCCTTGGCAGCTTCATTTCTGTACCTCAGGAATTCTATAAAGTAGATTAACAGATGATTCGATTCGGCCTAATGCTTTTGCCGCCGCTCTCATCGCTGCATTATCCAAATGAGTCGATCCAGTAATATTCACCGCTCCTTTTTCCCTAGCTTTGATGACCAACTCATCCCAAAGCATTCGATAAATTCCCTTTCTTCGATAGTTCTTATCCACATACCCTATATTTATACTTGCCGTCTTCAACCAGGCGGAATAATTCCATGTAATAACTCCTATACAATAATCCCCCTCAAATGCGGCGACGACCTGATTATCCCAAAGCGCGCTCAATAAAGGTTCACTCTTTCCAGTACGCAAAAGATCGGCCTGGGCCTCCGCAATTAATTGAATTGCAGGCGTATAATTTATACCGTCATAGTGCTTAATCTCATAAGTCATTCTGCTAACTCCTCCTCCAATGAATAGGCTTCCACCTTCAGGATGTGAGCCAATGCTTTCCGCTTCCGAAATGTAGACGATTGCCAATGCCGACGAGATTTCTTCACCGTAGGTTTATCAACCGGCCGCTCCTTGCCAACTTTCACATTTACCACTCGCGGCACCGGGCTATCCCAGGTCTCATCACGTAGGCGACGGCCCTTCACCTTCTCGGGGTGTAAGCCTGTCGTTACGTAGGCGTGAAGGAAGTCCGGGGCGGAATACCGAAGCTCCGCGTACGAGAGAAGTCTATCATTTACATCTATATCGGTATGCATTTTGCTGAAATGCCGGGCCGATACCACGCTGGCGAAAATAAAACGCAGAGCCATAATTACGCACGCCCCTGCAATTCAGGTTGCCCTTCAAAGCGTGCGGCCATTTCTCTAAAAAGGATTGCAATATCCTTGCGGTCAGCACCATTGCTTATGTAATTGGTACGCCCTTCTTCAGCTTCTCCGAATGGGAAGAGCAACAAAACAAACCCAGTTTTGCGCTCATTTCCTTTTGCATCACTATTAAACACTGCATCTAAAATGCGTGCAATCTCCCGCATCTTCTCACGATATTGAGGCTCGATTTCCGCATCTGATACACGGCGGCGACGTTTTGCTTCTCCCATCTAACCCAACCTCGATTTCTCGGCACCATTCGGCAGCAGTATACCACCATCGGTCTTACGCGTCTCATCGAATATCTTCTCGGCCATCGGCTTCAATTGCTGCGCCACGGCCTGGATCACCGCATTGCGCGCCTGCTCCGGTTCCATATGGCCGATCATATAAGCCAAGCCGCCGACAAGGATCTGCACCACTGGCAGGATGGCGCCGCTGCCCAATTCGCAGAAGGCTTCTAATTCAGCATGCAGCCCAGCCTCAAACGGCTTGATCGGTTTAGGAATTTGTACGGGCACGTCGAAACTTTCCTCTCGTCACTCGATCCTCTGTATCAGCCATCCTATCACGCAGCATCAATAAATACTTCCTGTGCGCGGATATCGCGCCTGGACTCATCTCGGGATAGGCTTGGCGTAAGCCAGCAATAATCTCCTCATCCGATCTTCCCTGCCGTGCCAGCCTACGGCATAGAGCTTCGGAACTTTCACTCTTAGTATCATGAATGCCCATTAGGACTCTCCGGCCAATGCTCCTCAATCATCACTGCCATCCACGCAATTACATGAGATAAAAATACAGCTGAAGTCATCGCACCTTGATCTAAGGCTTCATCTCGACACACAATAACCCCTTCCCGAAGCGAGAGAGATTCCGCTTTACCATAATTCATTTCGCCTGCACGTATTGTCTTTGCCATCAAATTCTCACTCTCTTTCTTCTCAGCCAGCGATTGAGAATTGTCGTTTGTTTTAATGCGCCCGTTTGAATTTTATACTCATCAATCGCTTCCTGTGCTGCGGCCAAATACGCTTTATTATGCAAGGGAGCATCCATATAAGGAGCCAAAGCACCACAAATAACATCTGCAATAGCTTGTAGATTAACAGCAGCCATTTCAAATCCTCACTCGATGTTGAAATCGTACATCGCCAAGTCCGGCGACGAGCTTCTTGAAATAGGTAATCACACAGCGACGCCTCGCATTATCGTCTATATACATGTCAGCCAATCTTTCTCTACACTCCTCCTCGATAAAATGCCGCACGCATTGCTGCATCATCGGCCCGAGATGTTCATATTTCTTGCCGTCACCAGCAAAGTTCTTGGAATTGATCCGGCCATGCCTGGTTGTCACCCGCTCAAGCGAATGCTTATAGGAAAGATGTACTTGGATCGGCAGTCGTGAATAATCCGGTTTACCCGCTACGTATACCGGGCATAGGATAAATCCATAACTGGCAATCAGTG